GTATGCTTTGATTTAAAAGACGGTCGATACGTTTTTTGTAATAAAGCATTACCAGTATATTTCTCGTTCTTAAGAATTCCATAAACCGCCGTTTTATTCCATTGCTTTTTGCCAAGAGTTGTTGGTATATTGTTTTCCTCTAAGTATCTCATGATTGGAGTGGCACCAGACCCCGTTAAAAACATCTCATAAACCTTTCTAACCGTAGAGGCTTCTGATTCATTGATTACTAGTTTTCCAAACTCATCATAATCATAACCCAGCATTCTTTTAGTAACAACGTGAAACTCTCCCTTTTCAAATCTTTTTGTATTGCCCCATTTCACATTTTCACTAATGGATCTCGACTCCTCCTCAGCCATTCCGCTTAAAATGGAAATGATAAATTCTATTTTAGGATCAAAGGAAGAGATATTTTCTTTCTCAAAGAAGATTTCAACATTTTTCTTTCTAAGCTCTTGAATTAGTTTAATGCTATCAACTGTGTTTCTAGCAAACCTTGAGATTGATTTTGTGATAATCAGGTCAATTAATCCATTTCGAGCAGCTTCAATCATTAGGTTAAACTGTATTCGTTTGGTTGTATTTGTACCACTTTTGCCTTCATCAGCATACACTCCAACAAAATCCCAATCAGAATGATTCATAATTTCATTTGTATACGTCGATACCTGAGTATCAAAACTAAGTAATTGAATATCTGAAGAAGTAGAAACTCTTGCATAAGCGCAGACGTTTCTCTTTTTTTCATGTAGGGCCACTTCTTTATAATTTATGACTTCCTTTAGCTCAATCATAGTAGTTCATCTCCAAACTCGATCATGCGGTATTTGATTTGAAATCCATATTTTGCGTTTGTAACAGACGATTCATACACTGACTCATATGTTTTCAGTAATTCAATCTTATTTATGAAATCTTTGGATGATATTTCTAAATCACTCATACATAAAATCACTTCTTGATTTGATATTTGAATGATTTTTTTGAATATCAGTAGAAGAGCATCTCGACTTAAGATATGAGTCTTACTCAAAAATTCATTCAACTTAAGTGTGCGCTCATTGTTAATATGCAGAGAAGCAAGTTGATTTTGCAATTCATCAAGTTCAAGTTGCAAATCTTCAATCTCTTGTTTTTTATCTTCAAATGCTTTTATAAGATATTTATCGTTTTGATTTGTTGGATCAGAGATTCGTAAATTAATTAACCCTTTGATCTCATCTTCTACAGTACTTATTTCTTTTTGTTTTCGTTCTATTGAATCAATGATTTGAGATGAATCAAAATTGTTAGTAATTGTATGCGATATCTGATCAATGAGAGAAGGATTGACAATTTCAAGTTTAAGTAAGGCATCACTACAGACCATTTCAAGCGTTTCATTATCAATGGGTAAGTTATCACATTTGATTCGTTCTTTTGAAGTGTTTTTACATGTCAGGACAACCCGTTCGTTCTCGGCTCGATAATTGTAGTAGTTTCTATTTAAAACGCGTCCACAAGAACCACAGTGCACGATTCCACTTAAAGGGAACTGATTACCGTAACGAGAGGAATCATTGACGGATGAACGATTTTTGATGGTTTGTTGAACCACATCAAATAGTTCTCTTGAAATAATGGCTTCATGATTGTTCTCTATATAATACTGTGGAGCTTGTCCGGAGTTAATGACCGATTTATGAGACAAGTAGTCAAGTGTAACTCTTTTTTGAAGTAACACATCGCCAATATATTTTTCATTCTTGAGAATATTCATAATGTTTGCAGGGTGCCATATAACTTCTTTTCTACCGTTTTTAATATGGTTATCAATTAGGCGATTGGCTATCGTTCTATAAGATAATCCAGAAATGTATAGATTAAAAATCATCTTAACGATTTTCGCTTCATCCTCGTTCACAATGATTTTTCTATCTTCGTCCTTGTCGTACCCTAAAAATCTACTGGTATTGATTCGAATAGTTCCTTCCTTATACCTTTTCCTGATACCCCATTTGACATTCTCACTGATATTTCTAGATTCTTCTTGAGCTATAGAAGAAAAGATTGTTAGCATCAAATCAACTTTCGAATCTGTGGAACTGAGATTTTCCTTTTCGAAGAAGACCTCCACATCGATTAATCTAAGCTCCTGAATGATAGATAGACAATCAACCGTATTTCTAGCAAACCGCGATAATGATTTAGTAAGAATTAGATCGATTTTTCCGTTTCTTGCATCGTCAAGCATTCTTAAAAAATTCACGCGCTTTTTCATGCTGGTTCCAGATATTCCTTCATCTGCATATAAATCAACAAAATCCCAATCCTTGTTTTCTATAATTCGATTCGTATATTCTGCGATTTGAGCATTGTATGAATTCAACTGATCACTTGAATCCGTCGATACTCTTGCATAGGCACACACACGTTTCTTTCTTGGAAACCCGTTTGTATATCCTGGAATAAATACAGGTGTAGCATCAATTCTAATTACTTTTCTTTCGTTCATTTCATAACCTCCATTTCGTTATCATACATATTCGCTCTAAAACAAACTATTATCAAGTCAATTCGATATGGAGTTTATTTTGCATAAAGTATCTTGTGTTCTTCAAAGAGAACCAGGAGTGAATCATAAAATTCAATAAATGATATTAAGCCTTCATGATACAGTTTATCGATAACGGCTTTCTTGTAATGATACTCAAGTTGATTTTGTTTGTCTGAATTCACTAAGACTCCTTTTAAAGAACAAAAAATCCCACGCATGAACATACGTAGGACATCTTAGGTCAAAAAGACCAATTCAATTTTATCGCCAGTTATATTGTATCAAATTCAAAATGAAATTGTGACCAACTAGTGTAGACGTTTTAAAAATCTTTAATAGCTTTTTTGATGATGCCGATTAATATGGTGTCAATATCGTCTTTGCCAGTCTGAATCGGAATCATGTTTTGATCTAAATATGTATAGGTGTTTTTGCGTCTTGAAGTTGGAGTGAGTCTTACAATTGAGGGATAGTAAAACTCTTTGTCTCGTAGCAATGCATAGACACCTTGCTCGTTGATTTGATTGATAACATGTAAATTCATGTCAATGATTAATGTCGTGCCTCTTGGCATTTTTAACAGAAACGAATCTGACAATAAATCAACAGCCACCAACTTTTTGGATTCATTTAAATTATTATCAAAAACAAAATTTTCACTCTGAGGACATTTCTCGTATCTGCCCAATGAATCCAGTTTATACCTAGTAATCATATGGCTTTCACCAAACAAATACTTATTTTTTCTTTTTACTAATGCATCAATTGAGGTATCAAGAACATAAGAAAGCATCATTAGATTCGATGCTTTGGCGTCTGTGTGACCTTGTTCATAGGATATTAGAGTTTTCTTACTTATAGTTCCATAACATTGTTTAACGACTTCATCAAGAGTTAAATTTCTAGATGTTCTTATACCCTGATCAATTCCAGAATAATCAACATATGAGTTATGGAATACGAATTTTTCTTTTGCCATAATCTTCACTTCCTTTAGGTTATCTATATTTTAACATATATTAAACAAAGTAACGTAATCTTTATTTAAAATGCATAAAAAGTGTAATATATTACACCGTGTGTAATGGGGGATATGCACGTGAATAGGCATTTAGTGAACTTTCTGTTTTATCGTAAAAGTGTCATTTTTAGTCAATTTTGGGTAAAGCAATCCTATCCATAAATTTATGTTAAATTCTGGTTTATTATAGAGGTATAGTTGTTTAACGCAAAATAAATGGAGGGTTATGAATGGATTTAAGGATGTATTTGGTTAAGGCAAGACAGGATAAAGGATATTCACAAAGAAGAACGGCAAGAGAGTCTGGGATTTCTTATCAGCACTATTCGAAGATTGAAAATGGCGATCGCGGAAAGAGGGTGTCTTTCCTTACCATTGGACGTATCTCGACAGTATTAGGAATACCATTAGAAGACTTTTACAGATTCGAAAAAGAGTATATGGATGAAATGGAATTAGATTGTGAATCTAGATACAATTGATTTTAGGGATTTCATAGATCAATATATTCAGAATTTAGATCGAAAAGAAATTACAACAACATCATATCAAAAGATTTTACTATCATTTCATAAGTACTTGAAAGCAAATTCAATTTTATCGCCAAATAAAAAGGATATCTTATGCTATAAAGAGTATTTATCAAAGAAAGTAAGATCGGCTTCGATTCAAAAAACGATTGTTGTATTAAGAGGCTTTTTTACCTATCTATATTCAGAAGATATCTATAGAAACATTATGACTGGCATTAGAGGAGTAAAGATTGAACCCACGTTTAAAAGGGCTTCATTTACACTAGATGAAGTTGTGAAGTTACTACACAAAGCAAAAGAATTATCAAATTCAATTGATGGTCTAAGAAATTATGCAATCATCGCTTTACTTGCGACTACGGGATTAAGAACCATCGAAGTAGAAAGAGCGAACGTGAGCGATTTAGTCATGATTTCCGATGGGTATAAACTCTATATCCAAGGAAAAGGAAACGATGACAAGGATCAATATGCAAAGATATCAGAAGATGTCTATCAGATTCTGATGGATTACTTAATTCAACGTGCGGATGAGCTAGATCCTTTATTCATTACGCATGGCAGAAACAACCACAGGGAAAGAATAAGAACCCGAACAATCAGAGGAATTGTCAAAGAAATATTAAGAAGAATTGATATCGATGATAAAAGATATACAGCACATAGTCTAAGACATTCGATGGCAACCAATCTCATTTTATACGGTAATGGAACATTAGAAGAAGCAAGGCAAATCTTAAGACATAAAGACATTTCAACAACACAAATCTATAACCATTCATTAGCAAGATCACAAAACAATGGTGAACTGATCATGAGTAAACTATTGTTTGATAGGAAGGAGGATTGACATGGAAGATAATAAAATAGTTTTATATGATGTTAACGACCTCATTGAAATACTTAAAGTAACAAGAGTCACCGTCATTCGCTATATTAAGCAAAAAAAGATCAGAGCCTTTAAGGTTGGACATGGTTGGCGAGTTACTAAAGAAGCGATGGATGAATTTATTAGAACAAGTGAAAAGAGACAATCATGGCCGGAAAGCCAAAGTTAGGTTTAGATTATTTTTCAGTTGATGTTGGAATGATAAGAAACATGAAAGTAAGAAGACTCATAAGAGAATATAAAACGGAGGGATATGCAGCTTTCATGTTCCTTCTTTCCTGGGTATATGAGAAAGGACAGTTTTGGAGGTATGATAATTTAGGTGACTTGACATTTGGCCTATCAGAAGCAATCAATATTGATGAAGATAAAGCGTCAAAGATAATTGATTTCATTTTGGATTTAGGTTTATTTGATAAAGAGTCATTTCATAAAGGCTATCTGACATCAAAAGAAATTCAAAGAAGATATTATCACGCAACCAAACGAAGAAAGGTAAGAATGCTAGATGAATGCTGCTTGTTAACAAAAGAAGAAATGGCGTTTATTGATAGCAAGAATGATTACAATGATACCATTCTTGTTAACAAAGATGCCATGTATGTCGACCAAGATGAGATTTCTGTCAACAAGGATAGACAAAGTAATAGTAATAGTAATAGTAAAAAGGATAAAAAAATGATAAATAATGATATTGGATCTGTCGATCCTAATTCTATTCCTTTTCAAATTAATTATTATCTTCAAGTCTTAATTAACAACGGCATTGTTCTAGGAACTGAAGATTGGATAACGGTAATAAATGACTTCTTGTATATGATTACGAAAACACATAATAAAGATGATGTTAGAAAAGCAATCTTTTATACGATCAAACGTATTAGGTACAACAATTGGATGGATGCTTCAGGTTATGAAATAACAAATAAAGAGCAATATCTTGAAGAAGCAATTGCCAGAAATATTGAATATAATGAGTCAGCTCTTGAAAGAATTGAGAGAATGAAGAGTTTTAGTACACTGTTTCATGACACTATTAAACTGCGATGACGGAGTAAACGGAGTATTTGACGGAGTAACGGCTGATGTTTCATTGGGTTAATTTAACTTGTGACAAAATTTCATTCATATACAGAATAAATGTCACAACTATTTGCCCTTTTTTTGATAATCTATTTGATGGTTATGCTTTATTAGTATAATGAATTGTGATAAAATATAACCAGTTATAAGGTGGTGTTAACATGAATTCATCAGATATTAGAAGACTTGCTAATGAAAATGAAAATCAAATTCTTGAATTCAAAGCATACAAAAGAACTGTAAGCCCAGATATTTATGAAACGGTGTGTTCTTTTGCAAATCGTGAAGGCGGCAATATTATCATTGGCATTGATGATAAAACACATGCTATTGTAGGAGTTCCAGAATCGGATATTGATCAAATGCAAAAAGATTTCACAAACGGAGTAGCTAATCCACAGAAAATATTTCCACGATTAACTTATGAATTACAGAAATTAACTGTTGATGACAAATTTGTTTTACTCACAACTATCTATCCGTCATCAGAAGTTCATAAATTAAATGGGAATCGAATTATTGATAGACAAAATGATGCAGATATTGATATCACAGACACTCCTGATTTAGTTGCTACTATGTATTTAAGAAAACGGGATGGCTATTCTGAAAACAAGATTTATCCCTATTGCACTTTAAGTGATTTAAACCCGGATTTAATTGATACTGCAAGAAAATATGCTATTGCAAAAAATAGAGATCATCCTTGGGGCGTGATGAATAACGAAGAACTTCTTCAAAGTGCGGGGTTATATATGTTTGACCATTTAACAGGAGCTAAAGGATATACACTTGCTTGTATCCTCTTGTTTGGGAAAGACGAAACAATCATGTCTGTATGTCCTCAACATCGTACAGATTGTATCAAAAGAATTAAAGATCTAGATCGTTATGATGATCGCGATGATATAAGAACCAACTTGATAGATACTTATTTCAGAATGTTTAAATTTATAGGGAAACATTTAGATGAGGCTTTTGCACTAGACGAAAACACAGTTAGATATAGTCCTCGTGATGCTTTGTTCAGAGAAGCAATCGCAAATAGTATAATTCATCGTGAATATCGTGAGCGAACCGTCGCTAAAATGATAATAGAAAAGGAAAGAGTAATTTTTGAAAACGGATGTATTCCTTATCGTCATGGCCCGGTAACTTTATCTAATTTTTCACCTAAATCGAAAAATCCTAGAATTGCATATGTATTTAATAATATGGGACTTGCTGATGAATTAGGGTCAGGCGTAAGAAATATGTACAAGTATAATGAAATCTATTCTGGCGGAACTCCCATTATTGATGAAGGTGATATATTCAAGACAATTATCCCTTTGATACCCCTTTTGACAGAATCTGAAGTTAGCGATTATAAGAAATTAATTATAGAATACATAACTAAGAATAACTCCATTAATAGAACTGAAGCAATTAGTTTAACTCATCTTGGCAAAACCAAGTTAGTCGACATTCTAAACGAATTGATCACATCTGGGTTAGTTTCTAGAGAAGGAAACGGGCCAGCGACAAAGTATGTTATTAAATAATAATCGTCCGCGAATCGTCCGTGAATCGTCCGCGAATCGTCCGTGAATCGTCCGTGAATCGTCCGCGATCGAATCTGCTAGAGTTATTTAGAATGACAATAGAGAAGTAGATGTTTTATATTAGCAAGGAAATGAACAATAACATCAGGCCATGGCTTGGTGTTTTTTTATAAAAATAAAAATGATTACCGATAATCTATGTTAGTGGGTATGTGAAAGATACTATCAATGATAACTAAAGTTAGTTAATATTACTTTACAACATGTTCATGTATCAACTGAATTTATGCAAAACGTCGCCACTGGTTGACTATGACAGAATTTAACGCCAGGTTATAATAGAGAGGTGAGCAAAGGGTGAGCGACTTACCCCCTCTAAAGGAGCAAAAGTTTTGGCAAGGGTATTAGATTCATTTGAACGATGGGAAAACCAAGGCACATTAAAAGAGAAATTAAGAACAGTTGAAGAATTAGTTTCCAAAAATGTTATCCAAGAGAAAATAGCGAATGTGTTAGGTATTTCGGAAAAAACATTACAAAAGCTTAAAAACAAACACGTTGAATTTGCTAGAGCATTTGCAAAAGGCGAGCTTGATATGAAAGATAGTCTGATTGGCTCAATATATAAGAAAGCGATGGGGTTTGAACATGAAGATATCCAAACACTCATTGAAGAGCAAAATGGCAGATCCAAGAAGAAGATTGTAAAAACAAAGAAATACTATCCTCCAGATCTAAACAGTGCAAAATATTTATTAGTCGTTAAGTTTGGAAGACCATTCAATGATCGAAAAGATGAACTTGACTTAATGGAAAGAAGACTCAATGAGAAAGTAGATGAGAATTTTTCACTTGGTGGAAGGAAGCGGTTCTATCCAGTTTGGAATTCTTGCTTGTTCACCAGGAAATGGCTCTTTTGATGCAACGTTCACCGACTTTACAGTGGGTGAATGCCTTTGGAAAGAACATCCATAAAATATAAATAAATGTAGATTGTAATTAGAAATGC